TTGGGGCGCGTTTTGCGGCCGGGCACCTGGTCCTTGGATAGGAGGCGCGACAGCGCCGGGCAAACACTTACTGCATAAACAATGTTCTTCCCTAACACACCCTCCGACCTCCAGTCTGTCCCGCCTGATGTAGAGCTAGGGGCCTTTCTTTCGGCGCTCCTGAATGACTACATTGCATATGACGATGCGGCCTACCCTGAGAACTACAACCACTCTCTAAAAGAAAGTGATGAAGAATTTATTGAGCCTGTTATCCGTCGTGAATGGAACGCGGCGGCGGCGGCGGCGTGGGGCTTCTCCAGCCGAGAAGCTATTGAAAGCCACATCCAGCAGCTTGAATCAGCTCAAGGAAACGGCGGAACAGATCCCCTCTCAGCTGAAGCGGCTGGCTGATGACAGCGCAGCAGATGGCATGAAGAAAGCGACCCGCCCGGTCAAATACACCTGGGCCTTGCTGCTGAGCTTGGCGGTAGGAGCGTTGGCGCTGACCGAGCGGGACTCCCCCTGGGCCCCGTTGCTCAATGGCTTGATTGATCTGCTTCAACAGCAGGAAAGGTCCGCGCCCAAATCACCGCCGGCAGGTGAGATACCAGCCGGTTCGGGGGCCTTCCACCTCCCAGCGCGGCAGGAAGTTGAGCCAGGAGCATCGGCGCTGCCTGCCATTGCTCCTGGGAATGTGGCCGCCGCTCATCAGTAAGGGTTCGCCCGCTGGATCGTGCATCCAGAAGTGCGAGCCATCGAGGCCCACGATCACGGACCAGTGGCCACCGGATGGAGCGCGCACGCCGCCGCGATGCAACCAGCCAACCGCCACGGGCCGGCCGCCACGAATTTCCCGCTCCAGATCCAACCGTCGTCCATTGGTCCAGAAGTGAGACTCAAGACCGAGGGACCGGAGCGCCCGGACCTGTGCTGCGGCTTCTGTCGTATCCCCGTACCGAATCCTGATCCGGTTGTAGGCGTCGTCACCTGGTACGGCGCCCCAGAAGCGGGCCAGCATCGCGGCAGAACTGCTGAAGCATTCACGCCAACCGCTGCCACTTGCGTTGTCGTGCTGCGTCTCAAACGGCACTGTGAGAAGCATTGTCTGGATTGGGCCCCTACCCATAGCGTTGGCACAAGCCCCCCACCGACAGGTGCGCGGCTGTCCAAAAAAAACGGGGCCGTGGACACCCCACAACCCCCGTCCCTTCTTCAGTCTCAAGAATGACACATCCTGAGAAGCCAGCTCCAGCCTCCTGCGTACCTGCATTAGACGCCGTTGCGCCTTGTCCAAAACCAGCCCCAGAGCGGGTTTTGGGCGACGCTATATCTGGTGTCCACTGCAATCTGCAGCAGTTTGCATACGAGGCCGATCTAAGATCCCCCGCTGATTGCTACCACTCCGAAGCGTATTTGATCGGGTGGCTAGTCAAGCTCTACGGATGGCGGGTGCTGGAGCCCGGAACCCTGCGCCGCGCATGGAACCCCCGGGATGTGGCCGCCGAGCGCCTGGCCCGCCGTCAGCTGCACACATCCGATGGTGGGGTCCTTGAGCTGCTGGCCATCCCCGCTGCCCCCTCCGATCTGGAGGCGGCCTGATGCTTCCCATCTTTCGGGGCATGATCCGCCGCCAGCGCCGCGAGCGGATCCAGCAGCTGCTGGAGCAGATCGAGCAATGGGAGATCGAAGGTCGGGGCCTCTTCGCCCAGGTGGTCGAGCTGACCGACCCTGATGACGACCTGTCGGCGGAATGCCAACGGGTGCTGGAGCTGCTGGAGGGCTGATTGGGGCTCTCTGCAGATCTGCTGGCTCTGGGCCCTGCCCTAGAGCCGGAGGAAGCGCAGTGGGGCGACACAGAGGTGCCAACGGCCCTCCTGTGCCCCCGCTTGCGCACCACCTACAGCCCCCGGGCCAGCTGGACGGAGTGGAAGGGGTTTGGCGAGAGCCGGCGCCCTTCCATGCCGGAGTGGGCTCGGGTTTGGGAGCCTGGGCCAACGGCCCAGGCTCTGGGCTTGTCCCTCGCCCCAAATTCGGAAAGACCCGAGCGCTACGGGCTCAACGGCCTGCCGGCGGCTGGGAGGAAGTCGGTTTGGCGGGCCCTGGCCCTGCTGGAGGAGATGCGGCCCCTCCTTTCGTTTTGGACGATCTCACTCCCCAGCGAATCACTGAGCGCTCTGGATCAGTTGGGGACCCTGCCCGTGTTTCAGGATCGAGTGCGACGGGAGCTAAGCCGATTGCTGCGAGATTCCGGGCTCCCTGCCCTTGTGGTGGGGGTGGCAGAGCTTCAACCAAAACGGTCACGCGTAGAAGGCCGCCCCTGCCCGCACTGGCACATCGTGTTTCAAGGGCGGAAAGACAGAGGGTCCCGCTGGGCTCTGAGTCGAGAGCGGCTAGATGGGGTGATAGCTGCGGCGCTAGCCAGCGCAGGAGTGCGCGCGCCCGATCTCCGATCGGCTGGGAACGTGCAGCAGGTGAAGCGATCGGTTCGGGCATACCTGAGCAAGTACATGACGAAGGGATCCGGCGACTGTGCCGCCTGGGTGGGATCTGCGCACGAAAACCTGATCCCCCATCAGTGGTGGTTCTGGACTGCGCAGCTCCGGGCCTGGGTGCTGCGTCACATCTTCCCGATCGCGTTCCCTTTTCTGGCCTGGGTGCATGAGCACCGGCAGCAGGTCGAGGCCCTGGGGCTGGCCCGGTTCCGGCGGCTGGAGCTCTCCGACCCGGCGGCGCCGATCACCTACGAGGTGAACTGGCTGGGCTGCGACCGTGTGGCCCAACTGCTGTACCTGTGGCAGACCGACGAGTGGGACGCACAATGGTTCCGTCAATCCCGTTTGAGTCTCACCCCGTGGCAGCTCTGACCCTCTCCAGCATTCCCAGCAGCATCAACAGTTACGAGCGGCTCGCCGTGTGGGCGATCCAGTGCTGTCAGTCCATCGCCAACGGCCTGGAAGCCAACGTGGTCGCCGGTGAAGAATCGGTCCCTGCGGCCCAGTGCCAGGTGGCCGTGACTGCCGACAACGTGGACCGCTTCATCCTGACGGCCTACATCCCGGTGGACCGTGACGCGCTCAACAGCGCCACCGCCAAAACCTGGATGGCCGCCAAAGACCTGGCCACCGCCGCGCCTCACGCCAACCTGCTCAGCAACTGATGCCAATCCTGGCCTTCAAGATGCCGGCCCGGGTGGCGTCGCGTTCGCGCGCCTCCACCAAGGGCCGGGGAGGCCGAAAGGGCGGCCCCGACCGGCGCAGCTCCGGCCCCGAGCGGCGCCGAGTGCTCAAGCCGCAGAACTACAGCACCACCCCCGCCATCAAGGCATGGCGCCCGCCGGTGCCCGAGCCCCTGCCCCCGGCGCCGCTGCTTGGGCCCAAGGAGCTCCTGGGCCTGGGGCTGCTCATTGGTGGCCAGATCTGGGCGTGGCTAAACGGCCGCCCCAAGCGATCGGATTTCAGCCCCGAAATCCCTGATTCAGCCCCCATCCTTGGCACTGTGCCGCCGCCGGGAAACACTGTCCCTGGCTCTCTGCGGATAGTGCGAACCGCCGGCACCTACACGGGCCGGTCTGTTAATCCGCCGTTCAACACCTTCAGCGGTCCAGTCGGTGCCGCTGATTTCGTGCTTCAGGATGTTCTTTCAGTTGTCGGCGTTACGAAGGGCACGCGCAGCAACGGCAACCGTTACATCGGATTGCTGCTCATTAGAACGGGCAACCAGGAATATGTTGATGGTGTGCTGGTTGGCTCGATTCAGGAGCTAACTGGTTATACGCCTGGCTACACCTTGACCTGGAACCACCCGACCGCGGTGCCGTATGAAAATCCAGTTACTGAATATCAACTCCCCGCAGGATACGAAGCCCCGCAGATAGAGCCCGCAGCAGTGCCCGATGCACCGGCGCCCCTGCCGCTTCCCCTCCCGGGCCCGGCCACCGTGCCGCAAGTGGAGCCAGAGGTACAACCCGCAGTTGCCCCCGTGGCGCCTGGCACCACCACGATTCCGCTCCCCCAGGTGGTCCGCACCACAACAACGGTCACAACGCAGCAGAAACTTCCCGGAGCAGTGACGACGCAGAACGGCGCCCTGCCTGCAGCGACCCCGAGCCCGGTCCCGGCCACCAACCCCAATGCGATCTTCCCGATCCCCGGCGGTCCGGCCCTCCCCGGCAACGGCCCCCGCGCCGACCTGGGCGAGATGGCAAAAGAGCTAGGCCGGATCGAGCAGAAGCTAGAGCTAATGCTCAACCCCGGCCCAGCGGCTGACGGCGATTGGACCGATCGAATCCAGCTGCTCGCGCAGTATCTCAAGTCGATCTACGACGCGCTCACTGATGGAGCCAACGCCGGCAAATACGAGCTGACCGGCCCGTGCGATCTGGATGCCAATGGTGATCGGATCGTTTACGAGGCCGAGTGGCCTGAGCAAGGAACCAACCACCAGGCGATCCTGTCCCGTGTGGATGCGATCGCAGAGCTGCTGCAGATCCACAAAGACCTGAAGCAACCCAACTGCCGGGGGGCCGATGTCCCCGTGAGCGGTGAATTTGTGACTGTCAACTTCGAGCAGATCGACTGATGGCCGGCGAACGTCCCCTGCGAAAGGTCTTCCGCTACCGCGACCAGAGCGGTGCATCCCTGGAGGCCCACACCGAGCACTGGCGGGAGTTCGAGTGGGACGCCGGCCCGGTGTGCGTGATCCACAAGGGCGCCGCCTGGGGAGTGCCGCAGGTCTGGGCCGCATCTGCTGCAGAAGGGAAGCGGGTGATCCGCCACGCCGGCGCCATCGCCGGCATTGACCCCGACCAGGTGGGGGAATGGATCGTGACCGGATCCCTGGATCCCCGCTACGGGCGGACCGGGCGGATGTTGGTCAAAGGTTTGCGGGATGGGGCCATCTCCGTGACCAAGCGCGACGGGCCCAGCGCACTGCCGCAGGTTGGAATCCCCGACCCATAAGGGTCGGCGGTTTGCAGAGTTGCCAAACGGCCCTAGAACTGCTGCAAATCTCAGCCGTCTCACATGGCTCTCGATCCGAAGGCCCGCAAGGTCGCAATGAACTTCCCGGGCGGCACCCTCACCGCCACCCAGGGTTTGCTGGAGGCCATTTTTGGCCCCAACCTCACCGGCGCCGGTGATGCCGTCACCACCTCCACCGTGAGCGTGAGCGGCCACAGCCGAGTCCGTGTGATCGGCGGCCCCGCCAAAAACGTGGGCTCCTACAGCTACGCCCGCAAGAAGTACCCGGTTGCCGTCAACGGTGGCGCCGCTGGTGGTGAGCCCATTGCCCTGCTGGTAAACGGCAAATACTGGACCGCCCGCCTCTCGGGCTCACACCAGGAGTTCGCCGACTTCCTGATGGGCGCGTCCTTCTACCTGAGCAGCCCGCTGTTCTGGCGCTCCGAGCGCGGCACGTCCTACGGCCCCTTTGGCAGCTCTGCCATCACTGCCTGATCCACACCTACCCGTTCTGAGCCATGGCCATCCTTCCCCACACCGTTGACATGCCGACCGGTGGATCCTTCACGATCTACGCAGAGCCGGCGAACATCAACTACTTCATCAACGGCGATCTGACGCCTGACACCACTGACGGCGTGACCAACGGTCAGGCCAGCGTGTCGGCCCACAGCCGCCAGCAGTACCCCGGCGACACCACCACGGTGGGTGTCTCCAGCTCCCAGCGTGAATATCTGGTGGACCCGACCCGCAAGAGCGGCAACGGCCTGCCCGGTAAGAACTTTGTGCTCGCCGCCCTGGACGCCAACGGCCAGGTGGTTGAGAAGCGGCAATTCACCTACAAGGGCCGCTGGATCGACCTTCACGCTTTCCTGTCTGCTGAAGCTGCGTTTGACCTGTACGCCTTCAACAGCAGCGGCGCCCGCTACACCATCCCTGTCGCGAAAGCGGCCTGAGGTAGCCGATGGCGTGGCAGCGGATCGGCTCCGTAACGGTCACGCCGACCTCCACTGAAGCCGTGGTGGGCCCGATCGAGGTGCCCACCTACGGCGGTGTGGAGCTGAAGCTGCGCCAGACAACCACCACCCCTTTCCGTTGGGGGTTTGGCCTGCTGAGCTATCGCAGCCAAAACGGCCTGGAGCTGGGCACCATCAAGGTCTGGCCCCGGATGGAGTTCTCCAACTACCTGCTCGGCGCTGGCCTGCGGGTGGACGACAACATCGGAGAGCTGATCTTCGAGCCACGGTCCTACAACCTCCGTTGGGTGTTGGCCGGCTTTGCGCTCACTGTTGAGGTGTTGGCCGACCTGGCCACCGATCTCCCCTCCGACCGCTACCAGGCTGATGGCTTCGCGGTGGCAGGCGGAACGTCTCTGATCCTTTCGCAGGTGGGCTCCCTGGGCCGCCTCGTCTTCTCGCCATGACCCTGCTCACCGGCATCACTGACAGCGGCATCGAAGTGCCTGTGCAGGTGGATTCCGCCGGGCGGCTGGTGGCTGAGGGTCTGCGTGGCCCGACTGGCCCCACGGGCCCGGCCGGGGTGGATGGGTTGCAGGGTCCGCCGGGAGTGGCTGGCCCCGAGGGGCCGGCAGGCCCACCTGGCGAGCAAGGCCCCACGGGCCCGGCAGGTCCCACGGGCCCCGAGGGGCCCCAGGGGGAAATTGGCCCGCCCGGGCCAGGTGGCGCAACCGGAGGAGGCGACGATCAAGTGTTCGTTGAAAACGAGCAAGTTGTAACTGCCTCTTACACATTGCCAACCGGCAAAAACGCCTCGTCAGTTGGCCCTGTGTCACTTGATGCGGGCGTGACTGTCACCATCTCCGCCAACTCCACCTGGGTGATCCTCTAATGGCCTACGGAAAAGTCAAAGCCGATTCGATTGAATCGAGCACCAAAGTCCTCAGCGTCGACGATCTGGCCACTACGGACATCGCCGTCCCGGCCGCCCGCGAGGTAGCCGCAGGCACTGGCCTGACGGGTGGCGGCGACCTGAGCGCCAACCGCACAATCAGCGCCGATGTCGCCAGCCAAGCCGAGGCCGAGGCCGGCACCAGCTCAACCAAGCTGATGACGCCCCAGCGCACTGCGCAGGCCATTTCAGTGCTGGCCACTAGTGGAGTGGTGCTCTACAACCGCCGGCCGGTGCTGCATCGCGGCTCGCTGTTCTACAAGACCGCTGCCACCACGATCAGCATCGTGGCCGGCGCTGTGCTCAACGGACACCTGTATGCCACGGCTACGGCCGTGACGATGCCAGGGAGCTTCACCAACAACACCGACTACGCCATCTGGCAGCACCCAACCACCGGCGCCCTGGTGGGTGATGCCAGCTTCACGACGGCGCCGACTGGGGCTGCAGGTGGCTCGATCGTTGGCGGCTTCCATTACATCCCAAGCGGCCGGCCAACGGCGGTCAACAACGGCAGCCCGACCTCGGCAGCTGAAATCCTGGAGTTCAGCCTGTGGGACCTCACCTGGCGGCCGGCCTGCCCGGATCCCAGGGGGATGGCCTGCGTCGAGGGCGGGTTCTGGATGGACCTCTACCTGTGCGGTGCTACCAGCTATGCGGGCAGCACCTTCAGCGCAGTGCCCAGCAGCCGGATTGGGCTCACCATTGCCGATGGCAGCAGCCCGCCGCTGGTGCCCGCGCAGTACGGCGGCAACGGCAGCACGGCGTACGGCAACGGCAAGTGGTTCACCTTTGCCGAGGTGGCAGCGAGTTTCGGGAAGCGGCTCCCCCGCTGGCAGGAGTTCAGCGCTGCAGCATTTGGGGCCCCGGAGGCCACCAGTCGCGGCACCGACCCTGGCACGGTGACTTGGGAGCGGGTGAGCAAGTTCGGCCTGGCGCAGGCCACTGGAACCATGTGGCAGTGGGGCCAGGAGACCTGCACCGCTGAGTCTCCCACCGCCTGGACGACCGGCACAGAAACTGACAGCCGTGGCCAGGTCTATGGCCCTCAGACCCGCGCCGTCATCCTCGGGGGCCTCTGGAGCGCCGCGTCCAATTCCGGTTCGCGTTGTGCCGACTGGAGCCTCTCTCCCTGGGGCTCCCTCGGCACCTTTGGGGCGCGTTTTGCGGCCGGGCACCTGGTCCTTGGATAGGAGGCGCGACAGCGCCGGGCAAACACTTACTGCATAAACAATGTTCTTCCCTAACACACCCTCCGACCTCCAGTCTGTCCCGCCTGATGTAGAGCTAGGG